CCTGTGCTGGTGGGCATTACCAAGCGCGGCATTCGCTTTGATCGGGATCGCGCAACCAAGCTTGTGGGCGAGATGCAAGACAAAGAAGCTCAATTGGTTAAGGCCATCCGCAAGGCCTGCGGTTCGCCTGTGGACATCTGGGCCGCAGCCAGCATCGCTACGGGGTTTGACAAGCTCGGGATCCAATATCCAAGGACCACGAACGGCCTGCCAAGCTTCACTAAGAGTTTCTTAGATACGCACGAACACCCGATCTGCAAACAGATCGTTGAGGCACGCGAACTCAACAAGACCCACGGCACGTTCTTGCAGCCTTATCTGGATTTCTCTGGGCACGACGGTCGCATCCATCCGCACATCAATCAGATCCGATCCGATGATGGCGGCACGGTCACAGGCAGACTCTCCATGGCCAACCCCAATCTGCAACAGGTGCCCGCGCGCCACGAAGTCATCGGACCGATGGTGCGTGGCCTGTTCCTGCCTGAAGAGGGGCAGATGTGGGCTGCGAATGACTTCTCCTCTCAAGAGCCGCGTTTACTGGTTCACTATGCAAGCCTCCTGGGCCTGCCTGGGGCAGAGGATATGGTTGCGGCTTATCACAAGGATCCCCGCACCGACTTTCACCAAATGGTTGCCGACATGGCAGGCATTAAACGCAAGGCTGCAAAGACGATTGGCTTGGGGTTGATGTACGGCATGGGCAAACAAAAGCTTGCCAACAGCCTGGATCTGCCGCTTGATGAGGCGGATGAATTAATGAAAAAGTTCCACCAGAACGTACCCTTCCTGCGTGGCACGGTGGACGCTGTGATGCGCCGCATCGAGCACCGTGGTTCAGGAGGCGCGATCCGTACACTCTTAGGCCGCAAGTGCCGCTTCCCGCTTTGGGAGCCCACTGAGTGGGGCATCAACAAGGCACTGCCTTTTGAAGAGGCCTCCATTAAGTACGGCCCAAGGATCAAGCGCGCTATGACCTATAAAGGCCTGAACCGATTGATCCAGGGCTCTGCCGCTGATCAAACCAAGCGTGGTCTGGTTGAGCTTCACAAGCAAGGGTTTACGCTGCTCTTGCAGGTGCATGATGAGATTGCGCTCTCGGTCAACAACCGTGAAGAGGCCGAGGAGGCTGCGCACGTGATGGCTACCGCCGTGCAGCTTGAGGTGCCATCGATTGTTGACGTAGAGACTGGACGTTCCTGGGGAGAGGCTGCATAATGACTGCAGTAGTGTCCATTGCTACTTCTCCTGTTGTCTTCCCGACGATGTTGGCCCGTGGTCCAAGGATCACGGGTATTTTTTATGGCTAAGAAGTTAGGCCGACCACGTCTGTGGTTTAAGCGCGAGAAAAAGCCCATCTCGCCCTCACGCAGGCAAACAAAACCCTGGTGTACGGTGATGCTGCCGTTAGAAGCTTATGCCATGCTCACGGAGTTGAGTGAGTTTCATATCGTTTCGCGCTCCACCATCGCACACCGCTTGATCTACGCAGAGTTTTTACGTACACTTTCTCGCGTAGACCCCGAGAAAGCTAAAGAAATGGAGAAAGAATTTGAAGCGCGCTTTCACAATCCCGTTATCGAGCGTGTTGAATGAGCTAGAAGTATTTGTTCAATACGAAGTCCTGCCAGCCGAAGCTGGATTGCCAGAACAGATCGATATAAAAACCGCATGGTTGGATCTTGAACACCAAGATCGGCCAAGACGTGTCAACATTCTCGGTGCATTGACCGAGTCAAACCTCATGCTTTTGGAGGATGAAGCCCTTGAGCACCATCAATCGTTACAAAAACCTAGGCAAGACCGGGATCCGCGCCAACTTGAACTACTTCCAGACCCGTATGGACCGGTTGAGGCAGGAAATACGCGAGCTGGAGTTCCAATACCACATGAATATATCCATGTACTCGTGGATGATTGATCACGGAGGAGATACCGATGCAACACCTGACCGACCGACTGCGGCTGATGGCCGAGCAGATGACTGATATGGAAGACGCACGCACGATCATGTATGCGGTTAACCACATTGAAGCAGCAAGGTCCTGGAAGATCCGATGGGCCGAGGCTGATGAGAAGTTACACAAGCTTCACGCGATGCACGACAAACTACTGAGGGAATACAATGAATACAGAAAGCAGCACGGAGACTGATCCGTTTCCAATTAGCCCTGAACAAATGAAGTGGCCGTTCAGAACCGAAGAAGAACGAAAAAAAATCATTAAATGGCAACACAAACAAAAAAGACGTGGTAAAGTAAATGAACTCGATAGCAAAGATACCGAGTGGCTTAAAAATATCGAGTTAGCACCTTTTTAATACAGGAGAAAGAAGATGGAAGAACGTCAATGGAAGTCCGGGTCCGATGTACTGGCAAGATTTCGTAATCAACCAAGCGCCAAGACGCTCACGCGTTTTGATCTGCGTGGTGCAAAGGACATTGACAACCAACCGATCGAAACGATCGAGTACAACTTTCGCGGCGTTGGCTTGGCAATTAACGTCAAGCGTGAACCACGCGATACCTGGATCCCACCCAGTGAGGATCCTTTTTACAAGGCCAAATGGGCCTTTTACAAAGCACTTTTTTCAACAGGAGAGTAACTATGAAAGCAAAGAAACCGTCACCCTTAAAGGGCCGTAAGCTTGGTCCACGCAAAGGGCCGTCGCCCTTGAAGGGCCGTAAGCTCGGGCCTTCCCCCTTAAAAGGCCGTAAGATTGGCCCACGCAAGCCCAAGATCGAGGAGTACCACACGTTCCAGAACGTGCCTTTATTCCCCGAGCAGGTGGAGCAGAAGTCAAAGCGCGCCCAGATTGTTGAGGCTATCAAACCTGGAATTGACGCGCTCTTTGGCATGGAGTACAAGGGGACTGGGCAGGAATTGAGTGTTGATACGCTTTTGCAAGAGCGTGCAAAAAGCTACGGCACATTTGTCTCGCTTGCCAAGACCGCGCAAGAGTTTAAGTCCGTGCTCTACAGGGAGCTTGGCTCAAGGAACAAGCGCCTTGCTGATGATCAGGCTGAAGCACTTGACATGATCATCCACAAGATCGCTCGCATCATCAACGGCAATGCAGACATTGCTGATCACTATTTTGATATAGCGGGCTACGCCACACTCGTTGCCGAGCGGCTGCAAGGCAGGTCGCGATGAGATGCGATGACGATTTAAAAGAAACTATCCGGGCAAGCCAGGAGTTGATGGTCAAGACTACGGAGCTTTTTAATAATGAGGATGCTGACACGGTCGTGTACGTGATGACTTGGTTGATGGCTGTCTACGTGCATGGTCTTGTCGATCGTGAGCTGATGAGCAAAGAGCAGGCTTTGCAATCGATTTATGAGCTTGTTGATTCAGCCTATATTGCTCAAGGGGAGAACGACGATGACTGACGATCACGAAGCCATTGTTCACGTCATCAAGGTGGCGCTTGACCATCACGAGTGGCGGCTTGTGCGCCATCTCACGCGTCTCATCGAGATGCTTGATGCTGATGATGCAGAGCACCTTGCTAGGCCGCCGTCTTTTCTGGCGCGCAGTGAGGAATCATCATGAAAGGCATGGCGTCATTTGAGAACCGCGAATTGATTTTGGAGCTTCGCTCACGGGCCAAGGCCCACGGGATTAAAGAAGTGCGCAAAATCAACAAGCAATGGGTCGTTTACGAGCTGGATGACCGAGCTCTTGCCAAGCTTGTCAAAGAGATGGTGGAAGAAGAGCGTGAGATTTGCGCACAAATTGCAGACCCTGTGGCACGGTGGGGGATTTCTGACTTAATTAGAGGACGAAGAACATGTTAACGACTAAAGTTATGGCGATCACGGCTCCAGAGCCCGTATTTGTTTTGAATGGCATGAACTACTACCCGCACTACAGCAAGCCGTGCTGGGTGCAGCCAGGAGCTTTTATAACCACCTACAACAGCATCCGGAAGATGGAGGAGCACAACGAGGACGTGAGCAAACGGCTCTCGGCTTCCGAGCTCTTTGCCATGGGAGCCGTGGTCGAAGAGCAGCCCATGTGGCCGCGTGAGTGGACGAAGAATTGGCAGCAGTGGTTGAGGCCGTAGTCATGAGCCCCGCGTATAAGTTCGGGATGCTCGCTGCATGGCTTGAGGGCTATGCAGAGGGCCTGCCCGATTGCCACACGACTGAGAAGTTCAAGATCAAGGAGGCGGCAGAACTGCTGATGGAGGTTTACGAGCAGCGGATGCAGGGTAACGAGGGCTGGAAGCAACACGCAGGGGATAGGGCATGATCAGAATGTCTAAAGAAAAAAGAAAGCAGTTGATTTTTGATTACTTACGTGGGCTCAAGCATCCCGTTACGGCAGAGCACATCGGAGAGAAGTTCAAGATCACCGCGCGCCGTGCTGACCAGTTGCTGGTTGAGCTTGCAGCCGATGACTTGGTGGTTAAGACCAAAGGGCTTAAACAACAGGACGTGACCTGGAAGCAAACGATGGTGGCCTGCTTTGCGGTGAAGGACGCGTACCGGACCTACAAGAAGCGTGAGCCCAAGGTCGTGAGGGCTTGGCATGATCCGTTTGGGTTGGGGGTGAGAGCATGAACAAAGACACAGGTGGATCAGCGTTTCCGACAACGCAATACGTAAACGGCATCAGACCAAATGGGCACGATGTCGGCATGACCCTGCGCGATTACTTTGCAGCCAAGGCTATGCAAGCACTGGCGCAAGGAAATTATTTTGATGCCACCGCGAGGCAGGCTTACATGATTGCAGACGCGATGCTGAAAGCGAGGGAAGAATGAGCAAGGTCATTAACTTTACGGGAATAACGAAGTTGGATTTACCCGTAGACAGGGTGCTTGATGCAGCGAAAGAGACTCTGGAAGGGGTCGTCATCATGGGTTGGACAACAGACGGAGAAGAATATTTTGCC